TCGCAAAATGTCCTGGTGCTCTTGGTAATTCGTTGCGTATTTCAATGTGCCCAAGTTCACAGGCTTTTTCTGCTAACTTAACTTCTACTGATAACTTACGAGCAAATGCTGTTACAGCTGGTGCTACCGTAATTAATGTTCAAGGTAATGCAGATGCAAGAGCTAATCTTGCTAATAACGATTTAATTTCTGTTGATGGTGGATCATCATACATTCGTGTTGCAGAAGTTAATGCGACCGCAATTATTGTTTCAACCGCACCCGGCACCGTAGCAAACTCTACACCAATTCTAAGAAAATGGCAATATGCTGACCAATTCAAAGTTGCTCCAGGCACTTCTGATTATGCTACATCTAAATCTGCAGCAAATGACGAAATTCATATCATCGTAATTGATGAAGATGGTAACTTTACAGGTACCGCAAATAATGTCGTAGAAAAATGGGCATTTGTATCTAAGGCAGCCGATGCTAAAGATTCTAGTGGTAGTTCAATCTATTATCCAAATGTATTAAATGAACAATCTGAATATGTTTGGTGGACAGGCCATCAACCAGGTGCAACCAATTGGGGTAGCAACGCACAAGGCGTAACATTCAATGAAATCCGTGTGCCATTTAGTGCTTCAATGAGTGGTGGTGCAGATGGTACGATTACAACCGCTAATGTGGTTAGTGCTTATGCTCAGTTTGCAAATGCTGACTCAGTTGATATTTCATTAATTATTTCTGGTCCTGCTAATCAGGCAATTGCTACAAGCTTAATCAGCAATATTGCTGAAGTTCGTAAAGATTGCTTGGTGTTTTTATCACCAGAAAGAGCCGATGTAGTAAATAATCCAGGTAATGAAGTTACTGACTCTCTTGCCTATCGTGATTCTTTAACCTCAACCTCTTTTGCAGTTATGGATTCTGGTTGGAAATATCAATACGACAAATATAACGACACATACCGCTATGTTCCATTGAATGGTGACATCGCTGGTCTATGTGCAAGAACAGACCTAGAGCGTGATCCATGGTATTCACCAGGCGGTCTCAATCGTGGTATTATTAAAAATGTAATTAAGCTCGCATACAACCCAACGAAAACAAACCGTGATGACCTCTATGTAAAAGGCATTAATCCTGTCGTTTCATTCCAAGGTGAAGGCACAGTATTGTTTGGTGATAAGACAATGTTAAGCAAACCATCTGCGTTTGACCGCATCAATGTTCGCCGACTGTTTGTTGTGTTAGAAAAATCAATTGCTCGGGCTGCAAGGTTCTCGCTGTTTGAGTTCAATGACCAGTTCACAAGAGCACAGTTTGTAGCACTTGTAGAACCGTTCTTGCGTGATGTCCAAGGTCGCCGTGGTATTACTGACTTCCGTGTTGTTTGTGATGAAACAAATAATACAGGTGAAGTCATTGACCGCAACGAATTTATTGGTGATATTTACATTAAACCTGCTCGTTCTATCAACTTTATTCAACTTAACTTTGTTGCTGTTCGCACAGGTGTTTCGTTTGATGAAGTTGTAGGACAGTTCTAAATAGAGAAACGGGAGAAAATAAATGGCATTCAATGTAAACGAATTTAGAAGTCAAATGATTGGGGACGGAGCCCGTCCAAATCTATTTGAAGTTTCTATGCCATTTCCTGTGTTCTCTGCACCAGGAAATGCTCAAACAAAATTAACTTATATGTGTAAAACAGCACAGATACCAGGCTCTACGCTTGGTGTCGTACCTGTTCAATACTTTGGTCGTGAATTAAAATTTGTAGGTAATCGTACCTTTACTGATTGGACAATTACAATTATTAACGATGAAGATTTTGTCATTCGTAACGCCTTTGAGCGTTGGATGGCAGGTATCAATTCGCATAATTTGAATGTTCGTAATCCAGCTGCGTTAGCGCCACTTGGTTATTCAGTTGATGGCGATGTCACACAATTTGGTAAAAATGGTAACACATTGAAGAAATATAAATTCATAGGCTTATTTCCAACCGATTTGACACCAATTGATGTTGATTGGGGTTCAAATGATACAATTGAGGAATTTACGGTAACTTTAGCATTCCAATGGTGGGAAGCCTTAGAATACGGTGTAGTGTAAAAGGAAGGCTTCGGCCTCCCTTTCTTTTTAGGATGATATATTAATGGCAATAAAACTATTTGGTTTTAATTTTGGCTCAAAAGACATTGTTCAGAAGCAGGATCCTGCTCAACAATCTTTTGCTTTGCCAACAGAGGCACTTGATGATGGTGCCGTCACAATTACACAGAATGCCTACTATGGCACATATGTTGACTTAGAAGGTTCTGTTCGTAATGAATTAGAACTCATCACTCGGTATCGTGAAATGGCCAATCATCCTGAATTGGAGATGGCCATTGATGATATTGTCAATGAAGCAATCACCCATGATGTTACAGGAAGAACTGTTGATATTATAACAGATAAGTTAAAGCAACCTGAAACAGTCAAAAAGAAAATTCACGAAGAATTTCAAAATATTCTCAAAATGCTTAACTTTGGTAATCTTTCTGATGACCTATTTAAGCGTTGGTATATTGATGGTCGCATTTACTATCATGTCGTGGTTAACGAAAAAGATCCAAAAGCAGGCATACAAGAGCTAAGATACATTGACCCACGCAAGATTCGTAAGGTGCGTGAAGTTAAAAAAGGTAAAGACCCAAAAACTGGCGCTGATATTATTGATTCTATTGCCGAGTATTATGTTTACTCTGACCGAGGCACAGCTGCACAATCGTATGGTGCTTCTATCAATGCTGGTTTAAGAATTGCTGCTGACGCCATAATTAATGTAAACTCTGGTCTAATGGATGCTAAAAATACATTTGTGATTTCTTATCTACATAAAGCCATTAAACCATTAAATCAGTTACGCATGATTGAAGATGCGGTAGTTATCTATCGTATATCACGAGCACCAGAACGCCGTATATTTTATATTGATGTAGGTAATTTACCAAGAGGTAAAGCCGAACAATATTTAAAAGATATTATGGTTAAGTATCGTAACAAGATGGTTTATGATGCCAATACTGGTGAGTTGCGTGATGACCGCAAGCACATGTCAATGCTTGAAGATTTTTGGCTGCCACGCCGTGAAGGTGGTAAAGGCACAGAGATTACCACATTGCCTGCAGGCCAAAACCTTGGTGAACTAGAGGATGTAAAATACTTCCGTCAGAAGCTTTTACAGTCATTGAATGTTCCAGTTTCTCGTTTAGAACCACAACAAGGTGGCATGATTGGTCTTGGTCGCACAACTGAAGTAACCCGTGACGAAGTTAAGTTTATGAAATTTATTACCAGATTGCGTAATAAGTTTTCTCAAATATTTGACCATGCGTTAGAAAAACAATTAGTTCTAAAAGGCATCTGTTCAATGGATGAATGGCGCCAATTTAGAGAAGATATCTATTATGACTACATGAAGGATAATAACTTCACGGAGCTAAGAGATACAGAATTACTTACATCACGAGTTCAGTTGTTAGCAACTGTTGATCCATATATGGGCAGATACTTCTCTGCTAAATGGGTTAAAAAGAATATTCTACAACAAACGGATGAAGATGTAGAAGCAATGGAAAAAGAAATGGCCAAAGAATCTGAACAAGGTGTTGGCCAACCACTTCAGCAGCCTGGCATGGAACAAGAGCAAGTAAGTGCTGAAGAATATCCACCGGAAGATAATACACAAGAGAATGGTGCCTCTGAATCTATGACACCAATGTTGGATGCTGAGGTAGAGAAGTATTCATCTCTACTAAATAGGCGATAAACGGAGAATAATATGGACACACAAAACTTTATTAATCAAGTGGCTACTGGCAATGCAGTTGGTGCTAAAGAATTATTGAACGACCTTTTAGCATCTAGAGCCTTTGAAGCATTAGATACCAAAAAAATTGAATTAGCACAAGCATTGTATAGCGGTGAAGAAAATTTAGATGTTGAAGTTCAAGACACAGCGGATACACCAGTAGAAGAAGAATGAAAAATTTACAAGATTTCAAAAACCTTGTAGAAGAAGAAAAGTCGGACTATAAACAGTTTGACATGCTTGTTCGTGCTGGTCTGGCCAATAAGGCACAGTTAGCACGAATTCATCGCATTATGGACAAGATGACAGAAGAGCGTCCACAGTTCAATAATGCTGATAGAGAAATTATGCGTAACTTGTTTAATCGCATGGCAGATTTAATTAGTAATAATAAACAAATTTTCATGCGTGCTAGACAAGCGGTAAAAGAAGAACTAGAAGAAGGTATTTTAGATACTGCCGACATTAAAGTATCTCCTTCTGGTCGTAAAGTAAGAGCTCATCGTATTAAAATTGGTGATGTGGCTTACGGCAAAGATGAAGATATTAAAGAAGATTTTGAACTTGTAGAGGTTACAACAGATATAGAAGAAGATCCGCCTTTTGTTTTGATGTTAAAACGCAAGGCTATTCGTTTATATCCAAATAAAACACGAGTAGCTCTATATTATAACAAACAATTAGATAAATATTTTACCATTCCTTATGGTAAAGGTGTTGATTCTCCGCTTCAAGCAGAAGAAACGATTAAAGAAGCAGTTGATGCGATAGGTCAACTACAAAAAATTAAAGATAGCCACAGTTATGGCACAGTAAACCATAAAGATGGTTCTGCCAGTAAAGTTGATGTTCAAACCGCACATGCTGTATTAACGGTGCATAAAAGTTTGAATGATGATAATAAAAAGAAATTTGCTGATATGGTGGCAAGGTCATCACATCATATGCAAAAAGCAGCCAACTTTGCTGTTAGTAAAATGAAATGAATTTAATTGAATTAATTATTTCTGGTAAATTAAACGAAGCTAAACAACAGAGTATTAATCGTTTAACTGAGATAGTAGGAAAACGCTTGGAAGAAGCCAAGCGTTATGTAGAAGCAGATATGTTTGAGTTCGTAGAAGAACATCTTGATGAGAAAAGAAATCCAAATCTCATTAAAATGGGACGAATTACTAGAATTCGCCGTAGAATTAGACGAACAGCTAAAGGTAAAATTGTGGTTCAAAAGAATCGCAGACGCTCTGGTATTAAAGGGTATAGAATTTCAGGTAACACAGTTAAAAGAATTTCAGCTGTAGAAAGATTAAGAAAATCCCGTTTATTGAAACGGTCATGGAAAACAACAAGAAGGGCTAAGCTTCGCCGGTCATTGCTAAAGAGAAAAATGTCAATGCGTAGGCGAGCATCAATAGGATTAAAATAAAATGCCATTAGAAATCATAAACGCTGTTAGAGCAAAATCAACAATTCGTCTTGTTGGTGGTGCCGCAAACACTCAAATTAATTTAGTGAACCTTTCTGCTCAAACGGGAGAAACGGTAACAGCTGCTGCTATTGCACAGGTGTCAACATCAACAAATGGTATTTTTAGAATTTATAGAGGGACAAGTACCACAGGAGGTGCTACACCCACTTCAAATACATTGATTTTAGAATTGCCTTCAGCTGCTACTAATTTGGTATTATATGAATATGATATTACTTTTGCAAATAACGCAACACAAAATGTGTTTATTGAACATACAGGAACAGCAGGAACTTTGGTGATGCAACTAGCGAAAACGGCTACTTATACTCCAGCACTAGAAGGAATGTAATATGAAACTTATTAGAGAATCCGTAGAAAATGTAAAGTATCTTACCGAGAAAATGGAAGATGGTAGAAAAAAACTATACATTGAAGGCACCTTTTTAGTGGGTGATGCCGTTAATAAAAACAATCGCATGTATAAAATGGATACACTTCGCAATGAAGTTAATCGTTATACAGAAGAATTCATTAACACCAACCGAGCGCTTGGTGAACTAGGGCATCCAGATACGCCGTCTATTAATCTAGAGCGAGTATCACACAAAATTGTTTCTCTAAAAGAAGATGGAAACACATACTATGGCAAAGCATTAATTTTAGAAACTCCTTATGGCCAAATCGTTAAGAATTTTATTGATAACGATATTCAAGTAGGAGTGTCATCTAGAGCCTTAGGTTCTTTGGTACAGACCAAAGAGGGTTATAACCTTGTTCAGGACGACCTAAAGCTTGCTACTGCGGCCGATATTGTAGCAGATCCATCGGCACCAGGCGCTTTCGTTAACGGCATCATGGAGAATAAAGAGTGGATGTTTGTAGAGGGTCACTTCGTAGAGAAGGACTTTGACATCGCTAAAACAACAATACAGAGAGCTTCCCGTAGCCAAATAGAGGCTACTGCTCTAAAACTGTTTGAAAATTACCTCAGAAAACTTTAATTTTATAAATAAGAAATCATAAGGAGATTCCTAATGGCAACAAATAAACTAATGGAAGCTGCAGCAGACATTCTTACTCAAAGTAAGAAATCCGCTCCGAGCGAGCCAATGCATAAAATGTCCACCCAAGTCGTTGATGTGGGCGGACCAACACCAGAGAATTATAAGCCGGACGATGACTCTGCTAAATTGGATACCACCAAGGCGGTTGATAGTTCTGCAGCTTCTAAGAATGCCGCTTCTATCAAAATGAAGGCTTCAGCTGCTTCTGCCAAAATGGAAGAAACTGAATCTGAAGAAGAAGTCATTGCTGAAAAAATGCATGATGATGAGAAAGAAGATAAAGCAAT